CGCTCCGAGGTGTAGCTAAGAAACTCGGGGCGGGTGATCAGGTTGGACAGGAAAGTCCCGCCCATGTTTTGTTGTGCCATTGTCTTGAAATGCGGGGTTTACCGTGATTACCCGCGACCAGCTTCAGCCTTAAGAGCCTTTGCCAAGTCTGGGTTTTCTGCTTCCAGCCTCATTGCTTCCGTCAAGTTGAAGGTCTCTTTCTTGTACGGATTCGCGACACCGGGAAGACCGTTCGCACTGGGTGCGCTGCCCATCCCTACGGCACCTGAACTGCGGAAGTGATGCTCCCAGCCAGAACCAGGATTTCGTAGCTGCGTCAGGTATGCGTTCAGCGGTTGCTCAATTCCGTTGACAACGACCGCCGGGCCACTATCTACGTTCCTGAGTTGGTGCTGCAGCAGTCCGTAAAGCTGTTCGGGAGCGAGGGCATTCGCCTGGCCGATTTGTTGGATCGCCTGGGCACGTAACCGTTCTGCATTGGCTTCTGCATCCTTTGCCTGAAGCGCGGCTTCAAGTTCACCAATGCGCTGCTGCAGACGGGCGTTGTCCGCATTTGCCTCTTCCCACAGCTTCTTGTACTCACCGCTGGCGGCGAGTTGCTGCTGTTTGCCTGACTTCAGCTCGGTCTCACGTTCCCGTAGCGATTTCTCTAATTCGCCAAGCCGTTCATTGAGTTTGCGGTTGGCATCGCCCTTGCTGAGATTGTCCTGCTGGACAAGCTCTAACTTGCGGCGCAGAGCTGCTACGTCGTCGGAGCCGGTGGTCGCTTCGGGTTGCTGATTCACGGAATCAACCTGCTCCCCCGCTGAGGGAGCACCCATGACTTCATCAGTCATGCAATGAGGTGAAACTACACCCGAGATTGCCCCTATCTACTTATCTGCGGGATTAACACGCACCGGCACAGAGGGTGTAGGGGTGGTGGGCCTTCAGGAAACTCATCTGGTGCGTCTTCCACACGCCCATTAAGTGGGCGGCAGCGAGGACACGTCCTTGGGTCTAGAACCGCATTCCAGCGCCACTGCACCTGCGCGACTGCGCCTGTGCTTATGGCAATCTCAGAGGCACGCGCAGCAGCAGGTGTCACTGGTGCCCACAGCACTGCAGCTGTGATCGAGCGGAACCGCTCACGCCACACATTGGCCACCGTGCCCTTCGTCACCACAGGCACCTGTCGACCAGCTCGGGTGCGGCTGCCCACCACCTTCTGTGCAACTTGCGGTGTGGTCGGATCCTCGAAGAACATTCCAATCACGCTGCGCTCCAACAGCTGCAGGAGCTGCGTGACAAACGGCGTGTTGCCCGTCACTGGGGCAGGTGTGAACAAGCGCGATAAACGCGCGCCCACAACCAACGTCTCGTCCAAGACCTGCGTGATCGGGCGGGGGCGTAGCTGACCAGCCTCCAAGGCAAACATCTGCTCAACCGTGGGCAACACCAGCGTCTCCATCGCCGTGACGCGGCTCAGCAAGATCTGAGCGAGCCTGTCGTTGGCCTGGAACAACCACGGCAACAACTGCCGACGCAGCTGCGGCCACATCATGTACCTCTCAAAGCGCGTGGGAGGCAGCTGCGCCAGCAACAAGGCATAGACGCGCAGCGCTAGCTCATACAACACGTCCTTTGCCTCTGCGTCGGTGATGTCCTCCTGCTGTGTGATGGCTGCCGCTAGCTCGCGGAGGTACTCCTCAGTTGTCATTAGGCATTACGCCCTGAGCGCAGCGGAGTGGGCAACGTCTGGCTGTCCAATGACTCCCCCTGGCCTGCGTTATCGGAGGGTGATTGGAACGCCATGTCGGGTCCACTTGCTGCCAGGCGATCCATCACCTCCTGTTCAGCCAGTCGCTCCGCCGTGAGGCTCAACTCCTCATCGAGATCGATGGTGGGTGGCAGCACCTCTCCGTCCTGCAGGATCTTCAGCAGCGTCTGCTGGCTGATCGCGTTCTGCATGTAGAGCTGCAGATATGCAGTGATCTGGTTGCCGTCGATCAGCCTGTTCTCGTAGTCACGCGGGATGCTGACCTCTGGTGGCTCAATCCCCACGTACTCCGCTGCCAGCTCAAAGATCTGCGCGATGGTGCGCTCCAGATCACCGCTGATCACCGCCATGATCGAATCGCTGTCGATGCGGTCGATACGACGCGCTTCTGCAGCAGCGTTGGTGAGGTTGGCTTGGCTCAGCGTGTTGACGCCTAACCGGCCGATCTGATCCTCAAGCTCCTTGAGGCACTTCAGCTGGCTGTCGAATGCCTCGCTGGTGGGTTGTACGTACTCCGCACCGCCATCCGGGGGTAGGAGCAGCGCGGTGTTGACGCTGATCCCCAGCGGAGTGTCGCTGTCAGGGTCAAACCCACGCAGCACCAGCATCGGGTTGGCACCAACGTGGATGGCGTGGTGGAAATCGCAGAAGCGCTGCGCGTAGGCGATGCACAAGTAAGCCACCTCCATCAGCGGTGGCACGCTCATCAAATTGCCGGTGCGGTTGGAATACACCGTCACCATCGGGATGCGGTCCAAGCTGGTGCGACCGCGACGCTCAAGCTCCCACTGAGGCGCTGTTGTTAGCCCAGTGGTGGCAGGTGTGCGCCAGATCTCGTAGCTGCCGGCCTCCATGACTCGGATCTGATCGACGAGCTCCTCTCCATAGGCGCCTGAACTGGTAACGACACGCTCCTTGATCCGCACCTGCGCCAGGTCGCTGGAAGTCGAGTCGTTGGCGGTGCGCCACCCCAAGATCTGATTTGGTGCAATCGGCACCAAATACGGTTTGCGCCGCAGTGACCGCTCCTCTGCCAACGTCCGAGCAGTGGTGTCGTTGGCGTAGTCCACCACCGTGCTGCTGTGCCCGTAAAGCAACGCAGTCACCAGCTGACGCCTGGCGTACTCGTTGAGGGTGGTGCCATCACCCGTTACGTCCTTAATCCATTCATCCCAATAGGGATCGCCCTCAATTTGGATGCCCTTGCGCAGGATGATCCCCGCCGCTTGTGATGCCAGGCGATTCAGGAACGGTGGCATCGTCGCGTGGAAAATCCGCCGCTCGTAGCTCTCTTTCGCCTCAGAAGGCTCCCTTGGAATCAGCTTCTCAGCGTTAGCTCTAAGTGTGCGGGTGCCTCCCACACAAACATCAATCGGCTCCCAATTCGGGATCATCTGCAGCACTGCGCTGCTGATCACGCTGGGATCGTCGTCTAGCCCGTACTGAACAGGCAGCGGCGCTGGCGCAACAACACGCTGGGGGTAGGTGCTGTTATCAGCCACGTCCGATCACTACAGGGTTTTACCGAGGTTTCCGGTGCTCATAACACCGTCCTCGTCTGAAAGTTGGGGTCGCTCTCATCCAACGCGTGAACCTCGGGGCCAAACCCAGTCGCCAATAGCTCTTCGCTCATTCCCTCCTCTACAGGCTTGCTCTTCTTGCTGGCATCAGCTGCTTCAAGTGATGCAATCCAGCTGTCATATGCCTCGCGTTGAGGGATCTTGGCCGGGAGCTTCAACCACTTGCGGACCTCTTTCGGACAACGCATGAACACGCTGGCGTTGTTGCCGTAGACGATGTAGTACCTGCCGTTCCAGTCCCGCCCTGTCTCGATGACGGTGTACTGGGAGAGGTGGAGGCGTTCGCGTTTTGCCATTAGTAGGTGCGGAAGGAACTGCCGCCCGTCGTCCAACGACGCAGCGGTGCCAAGTAGGTGATGGCGTAACCCAACGCATCCACAGGGCCTGAGATGTCGTCCAAACCGCCGATCCCCTTCTCTGGGCTGCCCGTCTTGGAATAGGTCTGCTGCTCCATTGACTTAATCAGGTACTTGCAGCGGTTGTGGATCTTCAGCCGGTCAGCCAGGAGCAGCACGTTGATCGCGTTAACACGGTCCGCTACTTGGGGGTTGGCGCTCTGGTTCTTCACCACAAAGCCGCCCTTCTTCAGCAGTGAAAGGTCGGACTCGGCTGCGTTGGTGGTGGTGCGCTGCCTTGAAGCGGCGTCAGGGATGACCACCAGATCACCACGTTCTACGTAGTCGCCGTAGGTCTCGCGCAGCAGCTTCACCACAGCAGGCGTGTCCTTCGGGTGGTGCTCTGCCACAACGTGGAACTCCTCGCTGCGTCGCACCATCACCATGCAGAAACAAGCACCCACGTTGAAGTCGATGCCGACAAACACCCGATCCTCGGGGGATAGGTCCGTGTCGCACCAATGACGGTCCCTGTCGAAGGGGTGGTAAACGGTTGTATTTGCAAGGTTGGTGAACTCACCCTGGATGTAACTCGCAATTAACTGGTTGTCGTAGTTTTGGTAAAGCGATTCGACAAATCCAGCAGGGAGGTGGGGGTTGTCGGTGGTAGCAGCACGGATTAGCCTGCGATCTTCGTTGTCACCGTCTTCGACGAAGGTGCGGTACATATATTTATAGCCTTCTGGCGTAGAGGCCAGTGCTAGCTGGGGTTTCTTGCCGCCACGTAGACGAGCCAGCATCATCTCTGCTGCTTTCTGGGACACTTCCTGGGAGGATGTGTCGATCTCGTCAGCCAAGCAGAAGCTCAAGTTTTGGCCCCTGATTCTATTAAATGTTTCAGTTGCTCTACAAATAAGGGTTACGGGGCCACGGGGTAGGTGCAAGACATATTCGGGTTGGGGAGACACTCGGAAGTCGTACTCGATCTTAAATTGTTCGAGAAATTCGTCGAATGAGCGCATCCAAACGTCACGCAACATGATGTTGGTGGGTTCAAATACAGCTGCAGTCGTGTTTGGGTTGACTAGACCTAGAAAGATAGCCTTGGCGCAGAGCGCGAAGGTCTTGCCGGCGCCAAAACCAGCGCAGTAGCCGAGAATCTTGTGGTCGGTGTCGTCGACAAACTCCTTTTGAGGAGGGAGTAGGGCGGCGTAGATGCGACTTCGGAGCGATTCGTAGCTCTCCGTGCAGCGGGTGCTGGTGCGTTGCGGAGGCTCTAAGACGTTGCCGCCAGCGATCACGCTCAGAATCGACACGCCTGCGTTGCGGTCCTACTTACTCAGGTTACTCAGTGACGGAAGAAAAGCCCTCGCTCCCCAGCGAAGGCCCGTCCCCTCGGTCCGACCCACCTGTGGGCTCGATTCACCCTACCGACAATTTACACCTGGGGGTAGGGGGTAGGTGGGCTAAGACCCTAGGGGTAGGGTGTACTGACGTAAGGGTGATTAGGGATAGGGAGTATGACGTAAGGGTGTTATTTGGGGTGGTCCGATGAGTGAGGCGCGGGGTATATAGCTTCGCCCTGCGCTCGTTCGGTAGGGGGTAGGGCCAGCGGTGGTATGGGGCGCCCCCTACGGTCCTAGTCATTATCACTAGTCGCGTTGATCGCCTGGGTTTGCTGTGATTTAGCCCGCCTTACCCTGACGGCCCCCTGCGATATGTCGGAGACCTTAGCGGTCGTTGATCGTTTCCTTTACCTCTTGGTTTACCTGCTGCCACCTGCCCCCACCGATCTTTGCCCATATTGCACGTTGGGCCTAGTTGGTGGTGGCCCTGGTGGTTGAGTTACTTAGGCGCATCTGCACCAACGGTGCGCAGGATTGCACAAGCGGCACCAACGGCTGCGCTGTATTGGCGCTCTTTGGTGGCTAGGTCTGCGATGTGTTCCAGCCTTGCAAGTTGCCGCGCTACGAACTCATCACGTTTCTGATCAAAGGTGAGCGCAATCTTGTGCGTGGCTTTGCGTATGTATTCGTCCATTTGACGATCTGACAGCCCCCAACCCTCATCCGCTGCGAATCGCAGAATTCGCCAACGTGCTGCGCCTTGGCTGAGCAGTTCTTCAACGGCTGCCACTCGCGCGTTTACTACCGCTTTTGTGGTTCCCGCCTTAGTACCTGCCACCCTTACATAAGTTACTCTGATCCTAGTTTGCCCGGATTGGCAGGGCTGGTGGGTTTACGTGGCTCACTTACGTAAGGCATAATTGAGTTAAGGCCCGTAAGGGTCTGACCTTTACCCCTACCCCTACCGATGCTCCGCAACTTTGGCATCTTTACCGCGGCGCTTGTGTTGCAGGTGCTGGCCGCTAGTGGAACCTTGGCCACTTGCGCTGCAATCAGTCGCCACCTTGAGCTGACAGGCTGCCGGACTGAGGCCCGCCTAGCCGGCTTGGACCCGTCCTACTGCGTTCACCGCTAACCCAACCCCGTTACCCCTACCCCTTACCTGCTGTGACCATCACGCAATCCGAAATCGCTGCCCGCTCTGAGGGCAAGCCCTGGCCCCGCGTCAAGTGGAACCGGCGCGACCTGCAATGGGTAGCAGAAGCCTTGCAGGTGATGAACCCCAATGGGTTTCGTGATGCCGACTCCTTGGCCTCTTACATCGTGAGCCTTTCAGAGACTGAGCTCTACCGAAACGAGGGCCCCATGGATATCAGCACCGGCGGTTGGACCGTGTGCTTTTTCAGAGCATGGGACAACTGCCCCGGCTACGACTTCTGCGCAGTGGTGACCGTTAGCGCCTACACGGCTCACGGTTTCGCTACCCGCCACGCTGCTGACTGACCAACCCCATTACCCCTACCCCTTCTCACCAATGGAACTTGCGACTCTTACTCTCGATTGTGACCGTTTCGAGTATGTGGCCGGTGCTTGGCTGTTCTGGAGTGAGCACCACGCCGGGCAAACATCGGACGGTTACCGCAGGCTCAGTTTTTACGACGCCACGCTGCGCTATAAGCCCGGCGCTAGTGGCGGCAGCTGGGACTCCTTAAGCGAGTCGGCACAAGCGGTTTACCGCGCCTGGTGTGAGCGGGAATCAGTGGATTGCGAATACGACACCTTGCGCTACGTGTTGGAGCAAGCCGACTGGGATCTGGAGGATGCCTGCACCGAATACTTTTTGGAGCATTACAGCCAAGCCGACCCTGCAGAGTCTGGCCTTTGTAATTACGAGCATTCGGATTTCGTCAACTGCGACATGTGCTACACCCGCGACCTGCTGCGCTTTTACGAGCAAAACAGCGAGTCGGTGTTGCACTGGGTTGATCAGTTCTGCGATGCCTGCGGATACACCAGCCGGTTGCAGGCTTTGGAGGGTCAGACAATCGAGGATCCCGACGACATGGCAACCGCACTTGTGAACTGCGGGATGAGCTACCTAGGCGGTGAGCTTCTGAGGCTTTGCGAAGACCGCTAACCCAACCCCGTTACCCCTACCCCTTACCCCTCCGATCATGCGAACCCCTACCCGTTCTTCTGGTGCTGCATCCGTCCGGCTTGCTGCGCTGCAACGCAAGCCCCAACGGGTCACCATTACCGTTCCCGGCGCTTTAGTTGACAAGTTGCACAACCGCGCAACGGTTGAGGGCCGGTCCCTCTCCAACCTGTGCGCCTATCTGCTCGAGTCCGTTATGGCAGGTGTGGCGGATGTCTGATCAGCAGCGCAACCGGGCCACTGATGAGCAGTTAGCGGAGCGTGTCAGCGTGGCGGCCATGCTGCGCTTACAGGGTGCCTCGCCAGCTGCTGCCCTTTCTAGGTTGGTGAGCGACTACGGCGTGTCAGTTCGCCAGGCCCGGCGTTATTTGGCGTTGGCCAATGATGAGATCAGGGAGGATGGCATCCCGCCAGCTGCTGATCCCTTCAGCGAAACCGCAACGATGGCCCTGCACCGGTTGCAGCTTCAGATGCTGGAAGCTACCCCTAGCGAGTTGCCTCGGTTGATCGGTGCTCTCGCCAAATTACGGGAGGTGATGGCCAGCAGCCCTAGCGTTTCGGATGCTGAGCTGATCAACCGTGCTGCGTTTGAGGGCGGCTTGGCTGCCCTTGGCAGCAGACAAGGCCCTGAACTGCGCTAACCCCTAACCGTTACCCATACCCCTTTTTGAACGATGACAATCCCAGACTGGGCACGCTTTGCCCCAAGTCTTGCCCATTTAGTCCCCACCATTGAGGAGTTCGATCCTGTGCTCTGCGGGTGGGGTAGCGGCCCTCAACCGCAGGCCAGGGATTATGACCCTTCAGAGGCTCAGCATTTAGCGGTCTGCGTTGATACCCCATGGGGTGAGGTTGATCAATGGGTAACAATTACGGCCACGGGCTGCCATTGGTTTGATGAGGACGGCAGGTGGGAGTGCTCCCATGGTGACCTATGGGCTTACCTGAGCCAGCTGCCCCGGAGGCTTTACACGTTTGGCAAGCTGGCTCAGTGATCAACCCCCATAGATTCCACCAGGCCCCGCTAGGGGCCTTTTTAGTGACCGTGTGACATAAGCTAGAGTATCAAACCCCCTGCAGCGCAAGGGGTTTGCTTTTGGCGGTCGGTGCTTTTATGTCACCCGCTCCCGTCAGGATCGGCTGTAAGGTCCCTCTGCCGTGGGTGGCTGTCCTACCCTCACCCTTACGTAAGGCCCCCTGCAGGCGCTGGTAGCACCCTCTCTGGCAATCCCTCAGATCCCTTGCGCTGCAACGGTTCTCACCTATTGCCAGTGTTG